GTTCTTTCGTCCATTTTATTGTCTGCGTTTTGATACGGATACAGACACTCCCGTTTTTACGTTAGATAATCTATTTAGATAAACATACCTTTCAGCGTCTTTTGCGTGTCCGTGGGCCTTAATCGGTATTCCCGTGTAAACCCCTTCGGCGTTCTTACCATATCGGTACATTCTATTTTCAGCAATCGTGTTCACGCTATCCGCCGTAAAGTGTTTCTTGTATCGGTTCATAACTTCTATACCTAAGCTAATTTCCTTATTGTCTGACTTAACCGCATTAATGCCGAACCCCCGCAAATCCTGTATAGATTTCGGTTCGGCTGCGTCACAAACTGCCTCTATATCGCCGTACCCGTGAAACTTAATACACTCTGCAATTGCTTTGTTTCCCATGTTTGCCCCGTATCCGAGTTCCTTGTGCCACGTTTCGCCCCCTTCGCCCAACACGATAAGTATTACTGCGGTCGGTGCTGTCCAACCAAAGTCTATGCCTATATGGGCCTGTTTCCACGTCGAACGGGGCGGTAGGTCTGCGACTATATCCCAATTTTTCACGACTAAACCCTCTTTACTTCCTGTCAATCCTAAGCCGTAAACCTGCCACCAATCGGGGTCAATCTCTTTGTTAGACTCAATTTCGGCAATTTGTGCAGGCGTTAACATATCGTTGTCCAAGTACGTCGAGTGAATCATTCGGGCGTCTTCCCGTACTAATACCTTGCTGTCAATCCACGACTCGAAAGCGGGGTTATAGTCGAGAATAATCTTTTCGGTAGTCCTTACCGCAAGCTGTCTATAAGTATCAAAAGATATGTTAATCGCTTCATTCATGTACAGAACTTGTCGGGCCGCCCCTAACACTTTCGAGGGCTTATCTACGCTAAAAAATTCTATTTGCCCCTTGCCGTAATCGTAGGTTTTGTTTGTATCGTGCCACCTATCCGCCTCGAATTTATTTTCCGACTCTAACATATTTTTAAAATCGGAAATACACCCCCGTTTCAAATGCGGTATTGATTCCGATACGACACTAATACGGCGGGGGCGTGTAGATTTCTGCCCTATGTAGTTAAGTAACTGTAAAGTACTCCACGTTTTGGAACTTCGGGTACTGCCCTTCAAAACTATTACCCTAACAAGGGGGTCGATATACAGGCGTAATAAGTCGGAAAATACTTTCGTTGTACGCATACGGTTATAAGTCTAAGGCTAACCCCTTTAAATTCTTAGCCGTCTCGCTGTCCCTTACAATAATCTGTACGGCTGCGTCTGCTATTGTCCCCGTGTTCGACGTGTCGGTAATGTTGTTAAGGCGTGCAACGAGTCCCGCATTGAATTCGCTAATTAACGCCCCCTCAATTTGTTGCGTTCTTACGATAAGTTCGACCCGTTCGATTGCTTCCAACATTTCTATATCTAACGTGGAGGCGTTCGCCTCTTCCGCTTTCTTACGTATCTCTATCTTACGGCTACGGAAGAATGAACTTGCAACGCCTAAATGTAGGGTTAGCCCCTCCATACTGTACGGTCTTCTCACTTCTATTTCCCCTATCGAAAGAAAGCCCTGATACTTAACCGCCTCCTTTCGTATAAGCGGGTGCTGGTCGCACCATTGAAAGTATTCGTATGCGGCTTCCAACATTTCATCGGGGGTTCGGAATTGCCCCCCACCAAAAGGACGACATCCTAACTGCCAAATTTCGTCAAAATTGAATCTCTGTATTTTTTTTCTTGCCATGTCGGTATTAGTTTAAATCCTCCTCAATCGTGCCTTTATTCCCATTTGAAACGATTAGGATACGACCGTCGTTTAGTGGGTATGCTTTCGGTTTTACCGTCTTGCCGTAAGTGTAACTTACTTCCGAGGTCTGCGGGTTAAAGTAGATAGTTAACCCTTTTGCTGTCGTTAGTTTTTCGAGCGTCGGTTCTGCGGGTACTTCGTCCTGAGCGGGTACTTCGTCCTGAGCGGGTACTTCGTCCTGAGCGGGTACTTCGTCCTGAGCGGGTACTTCGTCCTGTGTCCGCTTATACTTTTTGTAACCTTCGTACCAAGACGCTATTACATTGCCCCTGCGGCGGAGGCACGAGCTACACCCTTGCGGTTTTTCCTTTTGCCCCGTAATTTGGTTGTGGGCGTCATAAACCCGTGACATACTGTAAATATGTTTACGGCGTTCATTCAAAACCCCCTCAACTAATTTAATTAGTTGAGGGGTAGCTTTCTGGAAATCAAGCATTTTATTATTCATTAATTTGAATTTTTGAGTTTATAGAAAGATAATTTAGTATTCCCGTACCTAAACCCCATACGGCTAAGGCGTATCGGAGTTGTAATTTATAGGCTTCTTGGGGTACGTCCTTTGTAAAAAAGAACGCCCACCCTATGCCGAAAAAGAAGGTAAACCAAAACGACAAACACCCCGCACAATTGAAGGGCTTAAAGTCTAAAAAGGGTTTTTCGGCGTCTCCTATTTTACGCCCTAAGTAATTACTAATCAATGCGTTACTTAGATAAATGGTGGTACTTAGTACCATAAAGTCGGTAGTATTCATGTTTTAAGGGGGCCTATTTTAGCAAAGATTTACGCTTCTCCGCAAAGGTGCGGGCAACGTCTGACTGAATTAAAGTTATAGTATTTTTTACGAATTTTTCATCTAAGCCTAACATTATCGACATACGTTTAGGCGTCATTTCGAGCGATACCCATATCTCAAAAACGCTCGATTCGGCAGGCGGGAATTTACTATCTACATATTCCAAAATTTCCCACCTGAGTAAATCCGCCTCGGTGTATTGCGGTGAATCGGGTTCGCCTATTTCGAGACACGTCTCTATGTCGTCGAAGTGTTTACGCTTTTTCAATACCGCTATATAATTCGTATGATACGAGCGGAGGTAATACCATTTGTACTTGCCCTTTATTATTAGGTTGCGGTACAGAATAGCGTCCCGTATCGTCAAAGCAGTATCTATCAGTAGGTCTTCGTCTAACTTCTCCTTGTAGATTAAAACCCCCTTAATATGGTCTAACCGCAAAGCGAACCATCCGAGAAACGATTTAGCCCGCTTTTCCGCTTCGGGGGTCGGCACTTCCGCCCCCGTCAGTTTAATGTACGTTTTTCCTTTGTTTGACATAGTTTTTCAATTCGTTTAGTAAAAAATTTTGATTATCGTCTTTCGCTTCGACTCTTTTCTTAATGCGTTCGTCTAAGGTCTTGCGGACTATTAGGCGGTGAATTATTACATCCTTATCCGCCCCCCGTCTTAATAGCCTCGCAACTGTTTGTAGCCAATGCTCTAAATTCCACGTTAGCGAAAACCACACCATTCTACGCCCGCCAAACTGTAAATTTAGACCATGCCCCGCCCCTTTTGGGTGTAAAAGTAATAATTTAATCTCTCCCCGATTCCACGCTTCAAAGTCTTCGTTTAACCCCTTGCCCTGTCTCAACTGGCGGGCGAAAGGGAATTTTTCTAAAATCCTTTCTACTTCGTGTACGAATTGGTAAACAACTATAAAGTTTTCGTTCGGGTATTCCGCCAATAAATCCGCTAAGGCGTTAAGCTTTGTATCATGTAATCGGATAATTTCCCGCTCTGCGTTGTAAATCGCACCGCTCGAAAGTTGTATTAGTTTCATACTCAAATCCGCTGCCGTCTTAGCCGTTATGTCATGTTCTTCTAAAATGTACTCCCGCTCAAACATATCGTAGTTTTCACGGTCGAAGGCGTCCAATTCTAAATAGGTATCTACTAAATGTAAAGGCGGTAACTCTATCTTATCCCGTGTTTGCATACTAAGGGCTATGTCTTTAATTTTAGAGTGGATAGTCTTATCCGCCCCTTTCTTCAAACTGTACTCATAGACTATCATTCCGTTGCCCCGTGTCGTAAAGTATAAATCCCTGTAAAGTACAAAGCTTGCCCCTAATCGTTCGCCGTTGTCAATTAGTACCATTTGTGACCACAAATCCACGTACCCGTTCGGTACAGGTGTTCCCGTTAATCCTATTCGATAAGGCACGTCTTTAATCGCCCGCCTTAACGCTTTGAACCTTTCCGAGTCCCTGCTTTTAAATAAACTGAGTTCGTCGAGTACTACACAATCAAACGGAAACGAGCCTTGCCACTTTCCGCTCGATTTACGGCTATAATACTGCTCAGTTAACCAAACAGTACTATCTACGCCGATAACGTAAATTTCCGCCTCTGTATTCAAAGCTTTTAATCGGGCTGTTTCGTCGCCTGCTATTAGACTTAGACGCATCCCTTTAAAGTTCGCCCACTTTTCTACTTCTTGGGGCCAAGTTAGCCTCGCAACTTTAGCGGGGGCAATTACCAAAACTTTGGTAAAGGCTAACTCTTCGTAAAGCATATCATGTAAATATGCAAGCGTTACCGCCGTTTTCCCTAACGACATCCCTAAAAATAAAACGCTTTTAGGATTGTTAAGTAAATGCTCGTAGGCTTCAATCTGATACGCTTCAAACATAAAAGACTCTCCCAACTTATTTGTTAATTTGTTAATCATAATGACAGAATTAAATTGTTTACTTCCTCCGCCGAATGTATAACCTCGACCCTAAAACCTAACGCCGTAAGTTGTCGGTGTACCCTTGCCTGTAATAGTGTTGGATTTTTCCGTTCCGCTTTCGTCTCTACAAACAAAATAACGCCCTTCGGTAATAGTATTATCCTATCGGGGAATCCCCGAAAGAAAAGCGGGGGGAATTTAATACATATCCCCCCTAAAAGTTCTATCTGTTCCCGCAAATATAGTTCGGTTCTATTCTCTCTATCTCTCATATTCTTAAAAAAGGGTTAAAATGTTACCAAGTTTTTTTGGTAACAACTTGGTAACAGACTTGGTAACACTTGGTAACATCGTAAACGCTTGCAAATCAGTTTGTTAGTTCTAAAGTGTTAAAATGTTACCAAAAAAAACCCTATTGTACTTTATTTCTAATTATGTACATTAGGTATTTATACTTATATGCCTATGAATTAAGTATAAATACCTAATGTACTATTTACCAAAAAAGTCTTTACTGTATTTTTTTGGTAACATTTTGGGGAAATTTGGCATAAGTACCTGAGCCTCAATACTTAAAAATGTTACCAAGTGTTACCAAGTCTGTTACCAAGTTGTTACCAAGTTTTTGCGTCCCAGACTTGGTAACATTTTTATTTTTCGTAATTTTATAACTCGTTGACCGCCAAGCGTTTATAAATTTTCTGTAATCCGTAAAATTTTACACGTTTGGAAGTGTCCGTTTTCCAATTTCTCATACATTTGAGTATTTTTGCTATTTCGTAACTATCCATTCTTTTTATGTCTTCGGGGTTCTTTCCGAGGCATTCCGCCCAAATTTCAAGTAAACAAACCTCTTCCCGCACAATTTCTCCTTTGTTCCCCTCGTCCGCAAGCCAATTACGGCGGGAATACGGGTCTAACGTGTGCCAATTTTTAGGGAGTAACCTGTCTAAATATTCGGATATTAGCCCGCTGCGGTCGTCTTTTTCGAG